GGCATTGACTGGGAAGTTGAAACGCGTTCCGGCACCGTTACCCCACGCCCTATTGAACTCCGAGAAAAACAGGGGGGTCTCCCAATTTTTTTGCAACAAAAAAGACAGCCGTGTTCCGACTGCCTTTGTATAATATATCCACTATAGCAATTTTATTAAATTAAACTCTCATTGTCAAGTGATTGTAATACTTCCGTCAGGCTCTACCTTGTATCTCCTCTTCACTTTCCGCTTGTGAAGCTCCTCGTGACAGTCGAAACATAGCGCCTGCAGGTTATCGAAGCCGTAAGCTATCCGCGCATCGTTCACATTGTCCGCGTTCAGCTCCGTAAGATGATGCACATACTTCGCAGGCACTATCTCCTCAGGAACTTTAGCTAAGCATCTCTCGCATAAAGGATGCGCCTGCAAGTATGCCCTCCTGCACTCCTGCCACCGTTTGCCCTTGTAGAAGCTCACATCGACCGCTCGTGCCATTTTTCTATCTCCTCCGAGTAAACCTCCGCGAAGTCATATAAAGCCTTCCTGTGCCATCTGTAGTACGTTGCCTCGCTCACAGCTCCGTGGTCGAACAAGTCCTGCCACGACGTCTTCTCGACGTAGAGTGACAATAATATCCACCTGCTGCGGTCATCATTGAGTTGCCATATCATCGCCCTCAGCTCCTCCTTGATGTCGTATGCCTTGACTCCTGCCCTGAGCATCTTCTCTTCAAGGAACTCTTTCCTCGCGATAAGGTCTTCGAACTTCGCTGACTTGACTGTGGTCTGCTGTATCCTGAGCTGTCCATACCTGAAGCCTCCAATAGCTGACAGGCTCTCGCAGAGCTCCTTGTAGTCCTCGCAGATGCGGTAGTGTAATTGCTCAGCTCTGATATACCTCCTGAGATATGCTTTAATAGTGCGCTCGTTCATCATTCCTCCGTGCCTTGCAGCTTGAATTGATATTTAACTCTCTGTCTGTTGCGCCTCCACTCCTTGAATTGTCTTGCCTTGCTGATTATCGTCATCACGAACCGGCAGATGATGTTCTCCTCGTAGGCTTTGAGCTGTCTGTTGCAGAAGTCAAGGTCGTCCTCAGCCATCCTCAGCTCTCGCTCCTTGTCCTGCATCCTCTTGTCGAGCCTGTCTATATAATCGACCAATGCCCTCACCTCAGCTCCGTCAACAAGCAAGGTCTCCCTGCCCTCAGCTCGTTCCATCATCGTCGACCTTACGGTCAGTATGTCCTGTACCTGCATATTTGCTCTCCTTTCGTTTTTGTCTGATGTAATATTCCAATGGTATGCGCTTAGCTCCGTCGATGACTATCCTCCTGCCGTTCCTGTTCGTGTAGATGTTCGTCATCAGGAATGGGTCAAGGATAGGTCTCGTAGGCAGTTTCAAGTGCTTCTTCCTCCACGACCTCTGCATCGATGGATGCATCCGCTTCCTGCCCTTATTCATAGCCAAGCACCCTGTTACTGATATCGGTCATCCGTTTATCCACAGATTGTGGATAACTCTCAAGCCTCCCTCTATCACTATTAGTTATATATATATTATCCTCACCTATACTATCCTTACCTATACTATCCTTACCTATGCTCCCACGCGGTATACCATCTGCCTGACTTGTGGTTGTCATATGGTTGTCATTTGGTTGACATTCATCTGCCAAAGTGTACGCGCCGTTCTTCTTAATTGTCAGGCGGTTCATCATCTCAGGATAGAGTGTGTCCTTCTTCCTGTCGCCTCTGATATAGTTGTTTATCCTCCAATGCTTGATTACTATCACGTCTCCGAGGTTGAGGATGAAGCGCTTCTCCTCAAGCATCTTCAGGTCTTTAGCCTTCGCTCCTATCGTGCGCATTGTTATCTTCGAGTTATTGATGAAACCGTCATCATCCGCTCTCATTGATAAGTGTATATATAAGTTCTGCGCCGAGTGAGGCATCTCAAGGAACGCATCACTCTCGATTATGCTCTTCGCGAACATTCGTCTCTCTGCCATTACTTCTCACTCCTTGCCCTTTCATATTGATTGTCGAACTCCTGCTGCCTCTTCGCTTCTGCTTCTTCCGAGCCTTTGAGCTCAGGGTTGTTCTGCGTTGCGTACCGGCGCTCCCTTGTAATCGATTCCCACGCAGGAAGCCTCTCCTGCTCAATCATCTCAAAGAACGCATCGACGAGCGCCTTCTTGCTTCCTGACACCTTCGACCGATATACCGCTCTAACGATGTTCGCGTTGCTCTCCCTCGCCTCTGTATCTTCGGTCAGTATCTCAACGACATAGTCATATAGCCGTTGCTTCCTGTCCTTGAACTCCTCCGTCATTCCTGTTAATAACATTTATTTGTGCTCCTTTCGTATAAAATTCTCATCCACGTCCTCCGCATCAGATATCTCAATCTCAATGCGTGGATGTTCCTTGTCGTACTTCACTCTGCTATAATCGTGGCTCACTATCACTCCGCAGTTATCATCCTCAATCAAGCCTCCCTTTACGAGCGCATCGTCTATCGCTTCGAGCAGGTTTGTCAGGTCTACCCTCCTGCGAGTCGGCATATAGAAGACCGCCTTCACATTTACCGGCGTACGCACGCATATTTCAGAAAAATCACATATTTGTTCTTTAACTGTCTGTTCAAATTCTATATACTGCCGAGATGGTAGAATCGCGTGCCTGTCTCCGAGCTTGACGATGCGCAAGCTGTTTTTCTTTGTCCGTGGTATGCAGTTGATAGTGAGCCTGATTATCTCCACGCTTTAGTCGGCTTTTTTTGCAAGTCCTTTGTAATTTGTAATATCGTTTTCTATCCTTGCCCATTCTCTATATTTATCGTCGGTATGTTTATAAAATGGACATTCGTACTTAAAATTTGTATCGCCCAAAGCTCTGCACTGTCCGCTGAAAAATGCGAAGCAGTCCTTTTTGTGTTGTGTGCAAATTGCGTTTGTCATTCTTTGTTTCCTCCTTATATCTCCATTGTGACTGACTGACTGTATGTATCGAAGTCGAGCATCATCAATTGGATGGTCTTGAGTTTCAGATGGTCAGCCATCAATTCCTCTATCTCCTCCGCTGTGAGCTGTACTCCTGCGGTCTCGTTCTCATCTACGTCGAGTTCGCAGAGCAGTCTGTGCGCCTTCACGAGCTTCTGATATGTGTTGTCTGTCATTGTCTCCTCCTTATGCCTTCAAGCCGGAGCTGAGCTTCTGCAAGTGACCGCAGCGCTCCTGTGACATACTTCATCCCTGATGGAGTCGAGCTCACGATAAAGAAGTAGTATGTGTCTCCATGCTTTTCGGCTATTATCTTGTACTCTTGCTCTGTCCTTCTCATCTTATTCGAATGGTAGTCCCTCATCTTCTAATGCATCCGACCACTCAGATGCCTCCTTCTTGACTGTAGGGAGCTTTTCAAGGCGGTCGACTATCACGTCTGTCGTGTAGACCTTCTTTCCGTCCTTGTTGTTATAGCTACCTGTCTGTATATGTCCTTCAATCAGCACAGGGTCTCCCTTGCTTGTATAGTTCTCAAGGAACTCTGCTGTCTTGCCGAATGCCGTGCATCCTATGAAGTCAGCCTCGTCTTTCTTATATCCTCGCTGCACAGCGACCGTGAATTTCGCGAGCTTCATCTCTCCTGCGTTCCTGATTTCAGGTTCGCGTGTGAGCCTTCCGTTAATCATTACCTTGTTCAATTTTTACTGTCACCTCCTGATTTATCTTTCGCATTACTTCTTTTGCCTCTTCCTTTGTGAAGTCCGTGAGCTTTCCTACGCCATATTCCTGACACACGTCCCTGACTGTCCGTCCCTTGTCTACTATGAACTTCATCATCTTCTCGACCTCGTCCTTGTTCATATAGACCTGCGCCTGCTGTTCTATCGCGTTGCCTACCTCCTCCGCTGATGCTATCGACGTGTCGATACCTATTCCGAGAAAACCGAGCGCACGTCCGACCGCTGAGGTCTCACAGTTCTCGATGTAGCTCGTCTTGTTAATGAACGACGAGCTCTCCTTCTCGTAAGCGTGTCCTGTTGCAAGCGGTCTGTGCGGAGATATGACTTCTTCTGAATAATCGTTTATGTCATATATCGACTCATAGACTGATGCCTTAAACACGCAGACACCGCCTTCGTTTGAGAGCATCTCTGTTATGATGCATCCCTCAGGGTATAGCGCCCTGAACGCCTTGATGCGCTCGTTTACCTGCACATAGTCCTTGCCCTTGATGTCCGTCGTAACAAGCGCCTTGTTCACTTCCTGTAATTGTTCGAATGTCATTACATATACCTCCTTATTTTTTCGAATTCTTCCGTGTCAAAGTAGATAGTGCTTTTAGGGCTGTCAGTCATCTTCCACGCGTACCTCTTGCCCTCGTTCAGCTCTGAGTGGAAGGCTGCGCGGAGCTGTGCCTCTGAGAAACCCATCGCTTTTAATTCCTTTATCGTCATAACTTCCTTAGGATATTTCACGCTTCGCCCTCCTTCTCTGTCTCCGGCATTTCTTCTTCTGCTCGTCACGGATGCATACGATAATGAAAAATACGAACCATCCGAACATCATCACCGTTCCCATATACATACCGAATGTCATTTTGTTGCTCCTTTCGTTATACTTAGTATTGTTTTCTATACTATTTGGTAAAAAAATAAGTGACTACTTCGTCCGGCTTAATATCCAACAGGTCTATTGCCCTGTAGTATTCGTCAGAGCTCCAATCACGGAGACCTTTGAGCTTGTTTGAGCCTGTTGACTCGCTCCATCCCATCTCCTTGCAAAACCTTCTGACTGTGCCGTACTTTTCGTACACCCTGCCTTTAAGTTTCGAGTAGTCCATTTGCCCTCCTTCCGTTTGTGTTGTTTTCTATACTTTGCATAGTCGTATTATACATTATAAACTTTGAATGTCAATAGATTTTGTTAAGTTTCTTTTTTTTGTGTTGATTTCTATACTTTTTCGTGATATATTTTCATCACTTTCAATAAGGAGGAAACGACGATGAAAGAAGTTGAACGCGATACAATACAGAACAGGCTCAAGCTAATAATGGAACTCAAAAAAATGAAGCAGGCAGATGTGCTCCTTGCCTGTGAGCCTTATTGTAAAAAATATGGAATCACATTAAGCAAGGGTCTCCTGAGTCATTACCTTACAGGAAAAAACGAGCCAAGCCGCGACAGAATTTTCATCCTCGCTAAAGGTTTAAATGTTAGCGAGGCGTGGCTCTTAGGTTATGATGTGTCAATGGAAAAAACAGAGAGCGACCTTGCTAATAAAAACACGGTCAAGCGATTGATGGCATACTTGAATAAAGCAGGCGAGAAAAAGTTGATTGATTATCTGAAAGACCTTACCGAAAACCCAAAATATCTAAAATAAAAGAGAGGGTCTTTCGACCCTCCCTCGAACGAAAAGAGCACAAATTTACATTTGTACAAGGAGATTATAGCACATGAAAGCAAAATACTCAAAGCAAATATACTTAGGGTATGCGCCGTCCGGCAAACAGGTCAGGACACGCGTTTACGGAGATACATTGACAGAGCTGAAGGCTGAAGAGCGGAAGGCTCGCGCGGAGTTCGACCAAAGGAAAAACCCATCCGACATATCCTTTGGAGATTATGCTGAGCAATGGATATCAATCTATAAAGCTGACCGTTCTCCGAGCACGCTGTATATGTACCGAAGCGTGCTCAAGCATTGTCGCGATATATGGAACGTCAAGCTCAGGAAGCTCACGCGCTCCGATTATCAGAAGCTCATCGCTCAGATATCCGACAGACCGAACACGGCGAACAAGCTCGCGCTAACCCTGATGCAGATTATCAGGTCTGCTGCACTCGATGGCATAATTCCGATGCCTGCGTGGAGATTCGAGCGAATCAAAGACAAGCCACGAGAAAAAGAGTACCTGTCCGATGCAGAGATGCTCAGGATATTCGATGTCGAGCTTCCGATTAAGGACAAGCTCTTCGTGAGACTCATCGGCACATTCGGTCTGAGACCGCAGGAAGCATTCGCCCTCACTCGTGACAGCTTCCGCGATGGCTCGCTGATTATCGACAAGGCTGTAGGATACGACGGAGACCGTCCGTTCATTAAAGGCACGAAAAACGAAAAGACACGCAGCCTGCCTGTCCCTGAGGCTGTATCTGCCCTCCTCGCGCTCTATTTCGCCGATTTCCGCGGTTTTTACCTGTTCAGCGATAAAGAGGATGCCTTGCTTACTAAATACCAAGCACAGCGCTATGCGAGGCGTATCTGCGATGCGATAGGCATAAACAACCTATACATCCTGCGCCATACAGTCGCTACTAAGCTCTACTACAAGGTCTCGCCTAAGCTCGCATCTTATTATTTAGGTCATTCCGAGCAGGTCTTTATTTCGACATACTCGCACCTCGACCGCTCCAAAGAACCGACTAATGTCTTTGATTTAGTGTGAGAAAAGTGTGAGAAAAGTGTGAGAAATATACGATAATACCGCATAATATCAGATAATACTATCGATAGGGTAAAACGCCGGAAACCCTTGAAAATAAAGGAAATTCCGCGTATTTAAGGGAGATTTTTCAAAGTATCAAAAACTTGTAAAAATCGATTTAATGTCAATAGGCATTTGCTTTATTTACGGGCGTTGAGCCCTCTCCTGTGAGAAAAGTGTGAGAAAATTTTTCGTCTGCGTTATTTTAACAGATTTGCGCATTAAAAAAAAGCCTCCGCGCCATATGGTCGACGGAGGCTATAATAACCGCGCTAAGAACCGTAGATACATTATTGCATTGAAAGGAGGCGACAAAACAGGAGTATTATGGAAAAAGAAGCGCGGTCATTACCATATTAAGAAATCAGAGCGCCGTTCTCGTCGAACTTGTACGTCTTGCCGTCGATGACCTGTGTTCCTGTAACCATAGCCCCTGACTCTGGATCAAAATAGAAAGTATCTGTGCCTTTGCTCCATTTTAATTTCTGCCAGCCGGTGAGCATATTTCCGTTTTTATCGTCAAAATAGAACCAGTCTGTGCCCTTGCTCCACTTTAATTTCTGCCAGCCGGTGAGCATTATGCCGTCCTTATCTAAGTAATACCATTTGCCTTTTTTAGGCTGCCAGCCTTTGAGGAGCGTTCCCGAAGGGCTTCGGAGTATCCAAACCTGCTCCCATGTTGCCGGCTGGTCGAGCGGATCTTCTTCTTTTTTATAAGTGATATATTTAGAGAGCTTTCCGTGAGCTTCCCAAGAAGCGACCTGAGAGCCTCCCCGGTGATTGAACCTGCGACCTGATTTGTCAACATAGCTCGTTGTTATCCCTCCGCCGAATGCAGGAGTGCACTCCACCACGTTGCAGGATCCTGAGCCGTCCGTGAACTCGCCAACGTATACCCCTGCGTGTCCTGCCATATACAGATACTCGCCCGGCGTGAGACTTGCAAAGCTGTAGGATACATCCGTACAGAGATTGAGTATCCCCTTTTCAGTCGTATCGGGGCAGGGCCCTGAGCCCGGCTTGACGAAGTATCCGGCAGGGCTCGTTTTGTTGTATACGTCAGGATTGTTGATAAGGCTTTTCACAAGCCCTATGCAGTCCGCAGAGATAGAGCCGTCTCCGTAAATATAGCAACAGTTATAAGGATATGCGTTCTTGTACATGCTCTTCCTTTGAGTTGCCATGTATTTGAGCCTGTCGCAAAATTCCTTGTTCGTCATTTACTTATCCTCCTTAATCATATCTATGTCCTTTTGAAGCAGGGAGATGTCCTCCTCTGCGCGATACATCCTATCTATCAAGTTGTTATGCAGGTCGACTTTTTTCTCCAATTGTTCAAGGCGATAAGCCGTGAGCCGTCCTGCGATTATTGCGGAGATGACTCCGCTGACGATTGTCCCTGCGAGAGCTATAAGTGCCACGATTATTGTTGAGTCCATTATTCAATCTCCTCTGTGTTGATGTCTGCATTTTCTGTGATGTTGTCGTACTTGTTCGTTATTGTCAGCTCGTTCTCCGAATAGAACCGCGCTGAGAATATCTCAAGTGTGGCAGCCAAAAGTGTTGCTATCGCAGCTATCGTCTGATTTATTTCGTCAGACAATGGGAGCACCCATATACTTGCGATTGCAATATAAAAAGCTCCCAAAGCAGGAAGCCATCTTTGGATCTTGTTGAGTATATCGTATAGTTTGTTGCTCATATTGTCCTCCTACATTACTAAAATCATCGTCGCCCTGACGAAACCTGATACGGCAGCAGAGCTTGCGTTCTGAATATATATGCTTCCGTCAGATTGAACTGTTACGAGCAGATTGCCTGATGTGCTCTGAGGCTGAAGGTTAGCATAAGAGTATGAGACCAAGTTTTTCGGAAGGGTTATCGTTCCGATTTTTGTACTGCCTGTGTTCGCAGGCATTGATGACGTAATCTGCAAGTTAAGATTGAGCCATACCAAATTCCCTACCTGATACGCAGAGAGCCTGTTGAATGATGTCGCGCTGACGTAGTTGTTGGTCGTTCTTGCCATCGGAAGCTCGTGAGAACTCATTTTGAATAGTATGTTCTGTAATAATTCATATATCCGCTTCATCACATCGCCTCCCATTTAGCTGCAGTCCACGTTCCTGTGGTCGCTGCCTTGCACCTGTATAGAGTTGAGCTATGCAGACAATAGTCTCCTACATCATAGCTCACATTCACGTTGTATAAGTCTGCGAGAGCCGTTGCGAGAGTTATGAATTCCGCATCGCTTATCGTGTAATCAATATTCCTGACCCAAAAACCCTGCTCGCTCGCAGCCTTGAACAGAGTCACGCCCTGACCTCCTGCATACCTTGAGATGCAGATGACTCCTGTGCTCTTTGAGAAGGTCGTTGTGCTCTTCGAGTCCTTCAGCTTGACGACATACTCCCAAGAATACGTCTCGACATCTGCGACCGTCTCCGAGAATGAATAAGTAAAGTTATAATCAGACAGCGTTACGAAGTTGCCGGAGCTGTCTATAACGTGAACGACCGTGTTATCGCTCGTCCTGATCCTGTCGACCTGTATCTGCTTGATGTTCAGGTTATTGACCGAAGCGATCAGTCCTGTGATATCGACTGTGACAGAAGTGCCTGAGACCGATATATCAATGCCTGATACCGTAGGCGAGAAGTATTGATATACCGTCAGGGTCTGTGTCTGCGTGGATGTCCTTCCTCGCGTGTCCGTTACCGTTATCACGACAGGAAGAGAGCCATACGTCCTGAGCTTGTTGCTCGTCAATGTGACTGTATCGCCTGCACCGTATTGTCCTGTTTTTGTGTAGGTAGTTCCGTCGACGGTCATAGATACGGATGTGATATACCCTAAGCCGTTTTCGTTATATCCCATCGAGAAGCCTGTGACAGTCGCCCTGACTGTCGACAGGCTCTGTACATACTCGCTGAAGCCTGATGCCGTGCCTTCTGCTATCGTAGGAGTGAAGCCGATAGTGTATGAAGGAACGACAGCCTTGACCGTCCTGCTGACTCTCCCTACTTCTTTGTTGCTTGAAGTATATGTGACAAGCCATACCCTTATCTCTGCGCTATCCGCATCCCAACAATACTTAGCCCAAGTAAGAGGCATAGTTCCCGTGTCTGTGTACGGAGAAGTGCTATGAGGCTCGATGTATGAGCCTCCCTGACTCCATACAGAGTACGGCCCATCCTGATAAAGCACGCCGTACTTGAGGCTCGTTGCTGTAGGAGTAAATGTGACCGACTCGCTCTGTCCGTACGTGACAGGAGATGTGACCGTAGATATAGGAGTAACAGGAATGAATGCAGTCGTGACCGCAGAATCATATACCTCCTGAGTGAGTGTGTTTATTCTCCTGACTGTTACCGTTCCTGATACATTACCGCCGAAGTAGTTTGCGAAGATGTTCGGCATCGTGTAGTTGACCGATAAGCCTGTAACCGCTACAGTATCTCTGACAGTACCTCCGACGATTATCTGCATCGTTGCGGTGTACGCATAGTCAAATTCTATTCTGATTCCTTGCCCGAGTGTTACGGTTGAAGGTATATTGATTGCCATTGATTAGCCTCCTATCCACACATCGTTGAGATTGACTCCGACTCCGGCGATGTACTCAGCCTCACGAATCGCCCATTGACCCTCGCCTCCGTAAGTGAATCGTACCTGCCGTTCGACCTCTGCGGTCTCCTGCTTCGTGCCATCAGGAGTGACCGTGAAAAGCACGTTGTCAGCCGAGTCAACAATCGAATATGATGTATTATCCTGCGTTGTATGGTATTCCGATTCTGCCTTGCCTATTGTCAGGCTGCTTGCATCGAACGTGAACCACGTCGAAAGCAGTCCGTCTTCTCCAAAATATAGTGAGATATTGTCAGATGCGACCTGAAGCTCTGCTAACTGTGAAGCGAGGGCATTCAGGTCTTCTGCTGTTGCCCTTAACGTGATATCGTTCGCGTTCTGTTCTATCGCTGTGCTGTTCTGCGTTATCTGTTGTTGAAGGCTGTTCGCCGTTGTAGTTACTTCCTCGTTCCTTGCATAATTAGTGACTATGCTGTTCTGTGTTTCCGTGAGCCTCGTCAGCGTTCTTGCGTTGCGCCGGATATAGCCATATTGCAAGTTACTAAGTACGAGTACATCTTGCGCAGGGTCTAATAAATTAAGGGTCTGTGAAAGACAAGTAAAGTCATCGGATAGTCCGTGTGCTTGCGAGTTGACGTGTATGACTGTACCGACTTCGAACGCATCTATGCCCTGATTGATTCCTGCGAGGTCTACCGCGTTTACTGTTATCGAGACCTTGCTTTTGCTCTGTTCATTCAGATATGCGATGCCCTTCGCCCTGAGGTTAGTGTCTACCGTTACATCATCCCATATCGCTGTGCCTACTATCCTTCCGAACTCCGTTATTCCGTCAGAGTCCTCAAGATAGTCTGCTCCGCTCTGTATAGGAAGGTTAGCTATGTTAAGTCTTGTCCGTGTTCCGTCGTTATGTTCAATCTCAGCTCCGAGAGGTATGAGCACCGTGATGATATCCGATGCATTCTGCTCCTGCTGAACATCAAGCAGATTATTGCCGAAGTCTATCGTCTGAGAGTTTACTGTCGAATATCCGTCGAGCCAATCAAGATACAATACTCCCAAGCTCTTGCGGATGCCGATATAGCCTCCGAACGTGTCGACCAAATCCTGCATCCTTTCCATAAATGAAGTATATGCCTCGAAGTTTCTGTATATCGTTACATCATCGACTGTTATATTTCCGAGAGTGAGCTGTTTCGCGGATTCGACCTGCGCGTTGTGCTGCGTGATGAATTCCGTCACGAGAGCCGAGAGCGTGTCGTTGAAAATCATCGGTCTGATGACCGAATCATTCAGGACAGCAAGCATCCCTTCGCAGACTACAGTCAGCACAGTATTAAAGCCCTCCGATATCGAGTACACGCGCCCTGAGAATATCAGGTCTGTGTCTCTGTACAGGTCAACATAATCAGTCAATGTCGCAAGAGTGCTGTAAGCGATATTGTTCGGAGCGATATCGAATGTGAATGTGCCTGCTGTTCCTGCCTCAAGCGACAGGCTCGCAGAGACAAGCGATACCTCATCAAGCACGCTATCCGTATCAAAGAATAATTGATTGTTAATGTATGCCTGATACATTACAGCTCTCCTTCTGTATAGGTTATCGTTGTCGTTCCTGTGCTCTGTATCTGAATTGAGTTGTTGCCCTCGACGAACTCAATCTCATTGATGACGAATGTGCCTGCGCTCTCCGTCTGCGTGATGTCTCCGAAGATTATCGTCACGCTGTCAGTTGCAGTAAATTCAGGAGTGACCTCCATCCTCCCATTTACGCAGGTTATCGTGTCGTTGCCGGTTACTGTATAAACCGTCGGAGTATTCTTGAGCTTGTAAGGGAAGCAGCTCAGAGTGATGCTGAATGTACCGAGCGCTTCCGAGCTTGACTGCTGGTCTACTATCACGAATGCATCCCAATGATAGTAAGGGTCTGAATCGAATATTACATTCAGCCTCTGTCCGTGAATCGCGTTGCATATATCCGTCAGCTTCTGCTGATAATTACAAGCGCCGACCGTATTGAAGGTCAGCGCAATCGTCCTGTTCTTGTATCTTGTTTTTGTCGTGAGCGCAGGAGTCAAGTCAAGGATTCCGTTCCGCGCCGGTACTTCGACCTCGAACCTCCACGGCTCAGGAGGAGTGACCGATACGTCCGCAAGATACAGACCGAAGTCATCATATGAATGCTTAGTTCCGAATGTTATCCCTATCATATTGTTCCTCTTATTGCCATCGTATCTAATTTGTTAAATTGCTGACTCATCTTAGGCGCTATCGAGCCTACAAGCTCGCCTGAGTCCATTACTATCTGCGTGTTTGCAAGTGTTGGAAGGTACTGCTGAAGGAGTCCGAGCATCGCGCTCAGGTCTTTTGATTGCATGCTCACGCCGTAGTTCATCATCGAATTGACTCCACCTGATATGTTCGGAGTCGTGAGGTTAGTGCTGAATGCCTTCGTGACATCCGTAGCCATATCCTTTGTCGCATTGACAGGTAACTTAGTGCTGTCCTCGATGCCTTCCGCGAGACCTTCGCCCACGAACTCACCAATCTCTGCGAATACCTTCGAAGGCGATTGTATCTCAAGGGTCGCCTTCGCTGCGTTGATTGCCTTGCGCGCCATTTCATTCGCCCTCTGTGTTACAAGAGCGAGGAGCGAAGTATTTCCGAGTCCTCCGGCAAAGCCTCTGACCGCATCCATACCTGTGCCTTCAAAGTCTCCTGACTCAAGTCCGTCAACAACAATCTCAGCGAGAGCTTCTGCCTCTTGCTTAGTAAGTCCTTCCGCGAGCTTCTGTCCGTCAACATAAGCCGTGACCGTTCCGTTGCCTGCATCTTTGAACTCTACCTGCGCACTAAGTGCCTCGCTTAGCTGTTCCGAGAGAGCATCCTGCCAATGAACAGTCGCGAGGTCTACGTTCTCCATTACCGTCTGCTCATAAGCGCTTGAGTCGTTACCCATCGCCTGATAGGTCTCATACGATGCGGTCTCTATCTTATCCATCGCGCCCTCTGTTATGTATGCCATATTATTGAGAGCCTGTTCTGAGCTATATGCGAAGCCGAGTGCTGTTGCTTTTGTTGTGTTGAATTGCGCATCTGCATCAGCGACCGCCTGAGTCGCTTCGTTGATTGCGAGTTTTGCATCCTTGACCGCAGGAAGCATCTGCACATAGAAGTCGCTCGTTCCTTGAGCCTTTGCTTCTTCGACAGCGAGGTTATATGCGAGCTGTGCCTCTTCAAGTTGCCTGTTCGCTTCTGCCTGTCTGTATGAGATATCCTCAAGCTCGCGCTGAGCATCAATCAAGCCTTGAGTACTTGTCTCAAGCTGATTCGTCCATACAGTCATCTGAGCTTCTTGTTTCTTTGCCTCGATGAGTTCATAGACAGACTGTTTCAGCTCGTCGTAGTTGTCTATCATTCCGTCTGTTATCTCATACTCTGTGCCGAGTGCTCCGTTGAGCTGATTCAGGAGCACCTTCGCACGTTCTTCCTCGCCCTCTTTTATCTCGCCGTTTGCATCGACGAGGCCGTCAAGCTGTTCAAGCAAGGTCTCCGAGTACTTTGCCTCTGTCTCGATGCCTGAGAGTGATTGCTCTCGCGCTTCGTTCATTGAGTTATAGCTTTCGGTCAAGGCATCTACATCCGATTGATTCTGTGCTATTGCATCCGCGAGCTCGCGTGTCTCTGATATTAGAGGTATCGATGCGATGCGCGCTTCTTCTTCTGCCTTGCCCCACGCGATGAGCGCCGTCGCTCCTCCGATGAGTGCGCCTGCTATCGCCGTTATCATTCCACCAAGACCGAGGAACTCCGAGATCTTGATTGCCACCATTGCTGCACCGATGCCTTCGACCACCGCGATTACCGCATCGCCGTGATCTAAGAGCCAAGTGAAGATATCGACGAGCTTGTCGAACGCACCGCCTATCCTCTTACCGACGGCTTCCCAATCTACCTTCTTGATGAAGTCGTTTATCTTGTTCATCGCACGTTCAAGCGCCGGAGCTAAGCCTGCGCCGATGTTATATTTGACCGTCTCTATCCTCTTTCCGAAGCGGTCGAACTGGTCTTGAAGGTTTCCGAGGCTGTTGAGCATATCATCGGACAATACATATCCGACATCCTCTGCCTCTTTACCAAATGCTTCGAGCTGATCAGAACCTGCCTCGATAAGAGGGTTGAGTTCAGTTGCGCTCTTGCCGAACAGGTCCATCGCGAGTGCATCTCGTTCGGTCTCGTTCTCCATCTGACCGAGGGCATCGATGACATCATAAAAGACATCCTCGTTGTCCCTGAGGTTGCCGTTCATATCCGTGAAGGATACGCCGAGCTGTGAAAATGCATCGTATGCCGAGCCGGTGCCGTCCGCTGCGGAGCTCATATTCTTAGTGAGTTTCCTAAGAGAGCCTGAAATAGTGGTCAAGTCTACATCCACAAGACCTGACATATAACTGAACTTCTGAAGCTGTTCAGTCGAGAGCGATGTCGTGCTTGATAATGTCTGGATATCATCAGCATACTTTGCGCCCTCAGTTGCCATATCTTTGAGAGCATCTGCTGCCTTCCTGAGTCCGTCTGCCACGAGCTGTGACACGACTCCTTTGAGCACCGTGAAGCCGTCTCCGAGCTTGCTCGTGGTCTTCTCAGCCTTCTCCTCTGCTGTGGTCAAGTCCTTAGTCTCGCCCTCTGCATCGCTCAGCTGATTAGTGTATTTCTTCAAGTCCTGCTCTGCTGAGATGATTTCTCTGTCTAATGCAGCGAGTTGTTTCTGCTGTTCTTCCGTGCCTCCGTCGACCATCTGCTTTTTGAGGTCATCCTCAGCTTTACGGAGCAGTCCTATCTTGTCCTCTGTGTTAGTTATCTGTCTCTGAAGTGCCTCGTACTTCTGAGCGAGTAGCTCTGTGTTCGTAGGATCTAACTTCAGGAGCTTTTCTATATCGCGGAGCTCTGATTGAGTGGTCTTGATTGAGGAGTTGACATCCTTCAACCCATTGACCACGCCTGTAGCATCCGCGGATAATTCAATTGTAATGCCTCTGACTTTTGTGTTCGCCATTTTATCTCCGTCCTGCGAGCTTATTGATATCGTCCTGTGTCGCTATGTACGAATATTCGCAGTTATCGTTACTACGTTCCGTGAACATATCCAAGACCATACCGAAAGTAAGCAGCCTTAAATCAGCAATAGACAACCCTGTCTGAACTGCCCTGAGGCAGAACAGTCCTGTGGTCATATCGCGGTCTATTGCTCGTTGTCTTTTTTTTCTTCTGCCGTTGTTTTCTGGTCATCCGACCAGAGCATCAAAATTCCGTCAAGGTTTTCAAGTATTCCATCAATAGAGAACTGTTTGAGCCATTCCTTGTACGGAAGTATGTCCGCGTTGACGTGTTTCGCCATCGCGTAAACCAATTGAAATATAACGACGACCTGTCCCATAGGTATAGAGCCGTGCTCCTTTGCGTATGCAAGGAGACCGCCCATCTGAACGAGCAGGTCTTCGTTGAACTCTTCACGATAGTCGATGCACAAGCCTGCGCTCGTTCCGACCTCAACGTCTATTCCGTCAATATTGATAGTTGTTTTTTTCATTGCGCCTCCTTAAAAAATGTCCGCTCCGGCAGAGCATAAGGACAAAGGCTCTGCCGAGGCGAACTGTGGGATAGTATAGTTATTAGAAGTCAGGAGTATAGACTGCTGTGAACCAAGCTGTCCTGTCAGCATCTGCTGTTGAAGGCGTTGTTGCCGCCTTAACATAGCCGTCTGAACCTGCCCTGAATCTTACATTGAGAGTCTCCGTATTTACTTCGATTGACTCTTCCTTAGTCTGTCCTGCTATCTCAGGTCTTGTGGCTGTTCCGTTGTAGAACCAGAAGAGAGTGCTCTGCTGGTCTCCGTCAATCTCGAATCCGAGTGCGAAGTATGTTGTCTGAACTGCAGATGTCTCGACTATTACCGCGTTGTTGTCTACTGCCTCTCCAAGAACATCTTCCTTGAATGACTGCGGAATGAGTGCTACCTCTAAGTCACCTGAGTAGCCGTTGTTATTGTTGTAAGCGAAGTACGCGATTCCGTCTGCATAGAATACATACTCTTCATTCTCCGCTGAGAGCGAGAGATTGACAGCTCCCGGTATAGCTACAGGAGTGCCATAAGAAGAAGTCCCTGAATTCCATACTGCGTAGTGCACGTTCTTCAAGTTGTATTTAACCTTGTTAGCTGGCATTCTTTATTCCTCCGTTGTATTGTTTATTTCAATTTCATAAGTCCATCTAAAACAAGCCTCATCATCGATAGGAGTCTGCTCCTTGTTCCAATAAGTGAAGCTGAGCGCATCTTCGAGCGCCTCTTCCGCTGCGATGTCCCTGCCATAAGTGAACAGGTCAATCTGAATCCTGCTTATCTTTTTATACACGACTCCGTCCGCGCCGAAGTTGTTCGTCATAATCTCCTGATATACCACGAAAGGCATCGCAGGAGCTTCGTCCGCAGGGAATGACAGATAAGCTACAGGGAGCTTGCTTGTATCAAGTTGTGTTTTTAACTCTGTTAATGTCATAGCATTATCCTATCTGACTGATTGTCTTTGTGAGTTCATTCTCAAGGAGCTTTGCCGTGTCCTCTTCGGCTTTCGCCCAATGAGGATAGGCTTTCGTAGTTCCTGAGTATGAACCGTACTGATTTCTCTTCGCGTGACCTTTTTCGAGCAAGTGCGTGAGCTGATATTCAGAGCTTGCGAGAGTAAAAGATGCGCCGAATGCATTCGATGCACCCTTGACCACCTTGAATGAGTTCTTGTATTTTCGACCTCCGATTCCTGCGCTCGTTGCGTATGCCTTCAGGAGCTTCTTGCCCTGCTTTGCGACGTGGTCTACCGTCTCAGGTATTGACTTGCAGACCTCGTCCGCATACTCGTCCATTATTTTAATGAGAGCATCATCGAAGTTCTGAGGGTTGACCTTAATATTCGAACTCATTGTACAAGTCCTCCCTTGCTCTCGCAGTACAGCTCTATCTCTTCCGAACGATTCTCATAGGTACGGTATATGCCGTAGCGGTTTCCGTCCTCGTCTTCTATGATAAGTTCGCCCTCATAGTCATAACGAAAGACTACGAAGCAAATCTCCGGCTGAAGTCCGTTGCGCCCTGCATCGAACCACTCATTCCGAGTGATAGACTGCTTCCGAGCATAGACCTGCCTCTTCTGTTCCTGCGCTACGAACTGACCGATTGCATCCTGCGTGCGAGTCTCAGTTATGAGATAGATGACAGTTGACCTATCCATCTACTCATCACCCCATTCCGTGTAACCTGTTGCGGTCTTGAGCTGTGCCTTCAAGTCGTTATATGCCCTCAGGAGCTGTTCATAGTTGTCAGGTCTTCCGAAGTACGCCTTGACATAAGTCACTATTGCCCTGACGATGAGCGCATTATCTGCAGGATAATTATTGTCCGAAGCAGATAGATCCTGAATAGCATTGACTTGAATCAGGTCATCGAAAGATGCGTTGATCAAGTCTGTTATCTCGCTGTCATATGCGTTTGTTGTCACGCGGAGCGCTACCTTGCATTTACCGAGTAGCGCCGTGAGAGCAGTATTGTTCATTCTTACTCCTCGACTTTTTTCTTCTTTGTGCTTGTTTTCTTTTTGACTTTTTTCTCAGGCTTTTCGACTGCTTCCGTCTCGATTTGCTCTTCGACAGCTTCCTCTTTGATTTCATCTTCGACGATATCAACGAGTCCGTCTTTTATGAGTAGCTCTGCGTTCGGAAAGTCAATCTCTTCGCCTCTTTTGTAAATGCGCCCATTTTTAAAAAATGAGCGCTTAGCGATTATCTTCATTAGTTGCCTCCTTCATCCGAATTACTATTCATCTTTAATGAGGTTGACGAAGCAGTTCGGAGCTGTTACTGCGAAGCCTGCATACATCCTTCCAAGAATCCTGATGAGGTCAGATGTCATAAGAGTCTTGTCATCGAACTTGATGGCGATGTCTTCGCCTGCTGGGAAGTTGATGAGGAACTTGTTCAAGTCGCCTACGATTGCGAAACCATCGTTTGCGCTTGCATCCGTGAAGCTGTCAAAGTTGTCTGTGAAGAGTACAGGAAGACCTTCAAAGATGTCTGTTGCGAACTGTCCTGCGTACTGTACAGCCTTGAACTCTGCCCAAGTACCTTTGCTCATAATGATTACAGGGTTGCTTGCTTCGTCTGACAATAATGCGATAGCCTGTGAGATTGTAGCCTGTGAAAGAGCTGTAACAGGAAGCTGTGGTACGCCTGCTGCGGTTGAGCTTGATGTTGCAGGAGCTGCCTCAATTGTTCCAACTACCATCTGTGCAGCGAGATGTGCGATTCTGTATGTAAGCTCGTCGTAGATGTAGTCAAGGAATGCTTCGCCTGTAAGGTCATAAACCTCGTCAGAGATTGATATCCATTTCTTGATGGATACAGGAGTAAGTGTTGCGATTCCGAGTACGAGCTCTTCTTCGTCGACAGGATCTCCGCCTTCTTCGTGAATCGCTGCCGGAGATGATGATACCTCGAAGCCTACCTTAAGGATACCTTTGATGTAGGATTTGCGAACTCTTGAAAGGATATCGTCCTTCTCCCAAGCTGTGCCGATTCTGTCATATACAAGCTGAGGAACAGGAACGGCGCCCGTTGTAAGAGCACGGCACTCCTTGTCATCGCCTGTCTTGATGTAGTTAGCATAAGCATTGATGTATTCTGCTGTGTTTCTGATTTCCATATTGTCTTTTACCTCGTTTCTTTCTTCGATTGTCTCGATTTCGATTGTGTCTTTGCCCTCAGCTACCGCCTTGCGCTCCTCGACCTTCTCTGCTTCTTCTATAGCGCGAGTCTCAAGCTCGTCATTGATTGCGCGAGCTTCTTCTTCGAGTGCATCAAGGTCTGCTTCAGGCTCGTTGATTTCTTCTTTGATTTCGAGCTTTCTTGCTTCAAGCTCTTCAATCATCATTTCTTTTACTTCTGCCATTTACAGAACCTCCGTCAATATTCTTATTCTGTGTTTCTGTTTCTCTCTTGCCTCAGCCTTCTCGAACTCCTCGCGCTCTGCCTCGATGACTCCCTCGAAGTAAGAGCGAGCTGATATATATGTGTCAGGGTTAGCAGGTATGCTGACCGCTGAAACATCGTAAAGTTTTTTGATGCCTGTGATAGTCCTTGTCCTTGTGTCCCTGTTGTAATCATCCGAGCTTACTGTGAATGCAAAGCTCATCTGGTCGACGAGACCTTTCCTGATGGCATCGTGAAGCGCACGGCTTGCTTCCGTGCTTGACAGGTCCGCTGTTACCTTCAGTCCCTTGTCATCGACATCGAGCTGAAGTGTGCCGTTCTTGTTGCGAGCGAAGACCATTCCTTCGTGGTCATACTGCATTATGACATCTGACATATCAGTCCCTTCAAATGCCTTCTTGCTGACCTGCTCATAGTAGTTTCTTCCTTCCTCGTCCGTGAACATCACATACGGCTCGTCAAATGTCGTTGCGTAACCTTCCACAAGATAGTAGTTTTCTTCCTCATCCGCATTTGCTTTTCTGACAGTAAAAGGAGCTGTTATAGTTCTATATTCTCTCTCTGATTTGATTGGCATTATTTTTCCTCACTTTCTGTGTTGAGCTTTTCATCCGCATCATAGTATTCACCGCGGATGATGTAGTTGTCTCCGTCGTCAATAGGCGCGAGATTCCATATATCGCGTATCTCGTTCCTGCTCATAATTCCTCTGTCGAGCATCTGTGCGCTGACAGCTAACTTGTCCGCGTTCGTCATATACTGCAGCCTGTTCGCCGTTGCCACTACGAGCGCACCCCTCGACTGCTCGTTCTTCGTGAATAGCATATTAGTGAGCACGTCCGAGAACTGAATTGCGAAAGGCTCTATCGCGCCCTCATAGAATGCGCTCCAAGCATCGCCGAATGCTTTATTCTGCAATATGTCCTCATTGACTCCGAAGTAGTTGAAGATGTTCGTGTGTATCGCCTTCATCTGCTCCGAGTCGACGACGAAAGGCTTCGAGTCTATCTTCTGAATATTTGTGTATGTGTTAGGGAACAGGAGCAGACCGCCTGTGTCTTTCTCAAGGTTGTTCCTGCTGAACCTCAGGCGCTCTTCCTTCAGGTCATCGTCATCGCTGAAATTGTTCAATTGAGCCATAAACCTGAATGTCGCGCTCGACTTCACGCCTTCTTTAATACCCTGATTTTGAATGTCGATGAGCTCCATCGTCGACCTCAGCGCATCGTAGTTCTTCTCTCCGAAGAAGTCGTGCTTGTATTGGAAACGAGTCAGGATGCCGACCTTCGCGAGCTCAAGCGCTGCGTGTTCGCCGTGAGTGAACTCGTACACGATGTATGGCACTCCGTCCCTCGTTTCGACGAGCTTACACTTAGAAGGCAGGATAGGATAGATGCCTACCGTCCGTCCGTACCTGTCGAACACAGGCACAATGAACGCCGTATTCTGCACGTCGAGGATAGTCGAGAGCCTGTACAGGAACTGACTCCAAGTGCTCCACTCGTTCGGAGCGTGCTTCAGTTTGTTCACCGTCTCAGGCTGCGCTGCGCCCTGAAATTCTACCCTGAGCTTCGATATGTTCCTCGCCTTTGCATCGATTGCCGAGCGCACGAGCTCATTCTCGTATATCGCGCCTCGCCACGATGTAAAGACAGGCTCGTATGCGGTCAAGGTCTTGAATGCCTCGAACTGCTTACGCGCCTGAGCCTTCTCACCGCCTCCGAATAATTTGTCAAATAATCCCATTTTTACCTCTTTTTGTTTTTCAATTGCTCGCCGATATCCGAGTACCACTTCTGCCGGACGCAGATTGCGTCAAGCAAGGCTGCTGTGCCGTCGATATGGTCTGACGGAGCTATCTTAACGAGCCTTAATTTGTTAAGCTCCACATCGGTCTTGATTGCAGAGTTGAGTAAGTGCATTTTAAGTAAGTCGTTGTTCCCAAAATTAAAACGTCCGTCTTTTATCAGTCCTTCCGTCTCGCGGATCACCGGAGTAAGATTATTCCCTTGATAAACGTCGTCCGTATGGAAACCAGCTGAATCAAGGTCAGCAACAAGATACTGAGCTGAGTATCTGTCATAGCCAATCTTCAGCGGATATATCTTGTATTTTTTTACGAGCTCGACTACGTACGTATATACGTCCCTGTAATCCACGTAGTTGTCCCCGGAGAGCTGCAGCCAGCCTTTTTGGACGTATTGCTTGTACGGTATGCCCTCGTCAGCTATTGCCGAATCGATTCTTTCGCGAGGCATAAAGAACTTCGCGAAGACATAGAGCTTTTCTTTCTTCTCGATGACGACCGTGACAGCGGTCAGGTCTGTCGTCTGCGACAGGTCGATTCCGACCACGCAATAACAATGCGCGAAGTCTTCGAGCTTCAGTTCCTCTCCGAATGCATTGTCTATCGTTACCGCATCTATCCACGCCTGCGAGCTGTTCTGTTTGATGTTGCAGTACTTAGTCAGGAACTCAGCCTTTTTGCTGAGTGAACTCTCTGCGACGACTATCTCGTCAAGCAGGTAGTTCACCGGCACGGACACCGAGAGGTTAGGGTTGCTCTTCTGTAGCTCGTTGATGTCGTTCCATTTGTTAGGGTCGTCAATCATGTACAGGAAAGGCAGGAGCCTGTTCTCTTTCGTGTTGCCCTGAAGGAACGCGGTCGACCTTTTCATCAGCTCGTCGTAGATGCCGTCGTTCACATACCCTGAGGTAGTGATGGCAAGTATGACAGGCTGTCTCCTCGCGCCGAGAGCTGACCTCATTACCTCGTACTGCTTTAGTCCTCTGTCGCCGTTCCACGATGCTATCTCATCAGCGATTACGAGATGAGGGTTAAAGCCATCCGACTTCTTCTCGTTGAATGCTATCCTCTTGACCGAGCTGTTCGTCGATGGAATGAAAAGGTCATTCTTCCGAGGTTTCATCAGCGCGTTCAGTTCAGGCTCAGCCTCGTAGGTATTCCTGAATGCCGAATACACGAGGTCTGTCTGGTCGAGCTTAGGAGCGAGGCAGAATGTCCTCGCGCCGTACTCGCCGTCGCAAAACGTGCAGTATGCGATTATCGCCGAGGCGAGCAGGGTCTTGCCGTTCTTCCGAGCGACAAGTATGAAGCATTCCTTGAACTGCCTCACGCCGTCCGCATCCACGATGCCGAAGAGCGCGGATATCAGAGCCTTCTGCCACAGTTCGAGCTTCAGCAGGTCTCTCCGTCCCTCTGAGTGATGAACAAAGGCCTCAATGAAATTGATTGCCCTGTTTGCTTTCTTCAGGTCAAAATAAAAGAGACCCTCTTCGAGTCCCTTGATAAGATATTCGTATATCAGCTTTATCCATCTTCCGACAATTACCGAGCCATCCTTGATAGCTTGATAATATGCCAAGATGTAGTTGTCGCTATTCATTCAGAAACCTGTCGAGCTTACTCTCTGCGACATCCTCCGGCACTAAGTCCTCTAATTGTTTGAGCGCGCTCGTGTAATTTTTTATCAGGGCGTTGTACACATCAGCCTCCGAGCTCTTTTTTATTCCGAACTGTGTCGCGCCGTTCTGATATGTTTCCGTCCAACCTTTTTCGCGTAGGATATCCTGCAGTTTCTTCAGCTCAGACTCCATAAACACGACTTTATCCATTAGCGCGAGCGCGCGCTCCTTTTTACTTCCGCTCAGTCGTTCTATGTTCGCCTGAGTCAATTTAAAATCAGTTTTTTTCGTCATACTTCGCCTCTTTTCGCCTTATTACACCCTCGTTGCGCCCCGTGGGGCGAAAAAGATGAC